CATCTGGAACTATCATCATTTCTTTCCTTTGAGTATATAGTTGGTTATAATTATTATTTGTGGAGGTTAGAAGTCTATCATTTTTCGATCCTTGTTATCCCTTCCAAAAACTACCAATTACATTCAATAATACAAAATATGGTAAAATTATACCAAATAACACAAAATATGAACAAATATACATAAATTACAGTTATTGGTATATATGATGGTTATTAGTGGTTTATACTCGATCAAAATTGGAAATTATAACGTTATTTTTGATCCTGAATACCAATATTTTTAACAAATATCTTACAGGCTTCTAATAGATTGATTATGATATTTTAAATAGTACGAATAATATATTATTATTCGTATACTAATATCTGGAATAGGAGGGGATGATTGGAATAAATGTAAAGTAGGGGGTATTTTACAAAAAAGTTAGGAGAATTTCCAAAAATTTGAAAGGTAGCACCCCCATACAACTCCCAAAAAATAAACCTACTAAACGCATAAAAAATCTAAAATTTCCAAGCATAAAAAGATTCATCTAAAAAACACAACACAATGATTTCCAGATATTAAAATTAATCCTCAGTTGGGAAGCATAGTATATTCTTTAGATGTAAAGAAGTTAACAGGGATAAAAAAAAGAGCTAAAAAAGAGGCAAGAAATGAAAAATTTAAGAGAAAAAAAGTTTTTTAAATATAAAAAGTAAAATTAAATAAACATAAGTATTATATATTTTACAAATAATAGTATTTATGTTTATTTATTGGTTTTATTATTTTAAATAATTATTTTAACAAAGAATAAAATCATGATCTTAAATAAGGGGTTAAAGTTATAATTAATTTTTATATATTATATATTGTCCCAAATTTGATTTAATACTCTTATTTTATAATTTTTAAACATGGTTTTCAATACTTTATTAATTCTATTTCCTTTACAAAACAACCAAGGATTTATAAAATATTGAGATTCATAACTATTTTTACCCTTATAAATAATATCTTTTCTTATTAATTTAATTAACGTATCATAAACAATAGTCTTACACATTCCTGAGATTTTTACCATATCTCCAATATTTAAACAATCTCCATTATCGAATTTAATACAACAATCAGTATATCCAACATATATGGATAGACAAAATAAAAGAGATTTTTCATTAATAGATAATTCTGGTGTAATTGCTCTTAATTCTGGAATATAACCTTTGAAAAAATTTTCTATTTTCCATGTTTCTGAAAATTCTAACATTTCAGAAGATTTTTGTCTAATGATACGGTCACCTTCATAAATAACATCAATACATTTCCCATTGGAAAATATTTTACCTTTTTCTTTTTTCATTTTTTTAACTCCTTTATAATTATAATATTCAATAAGATAAAGAGGGGGAAGGTGGTATTAAAATCAAAGTTTTTTTGTATTTTACTATATTAAAACTGGTTTTATGGTTTCCGTGCGTGCGGAAAGTAAAAAAATGTCAATTGTTGTGTACTGTATATTATATCTAATTTAGAATAACATATGGTAAAAAGTGTATTTTCCGTGTGCACGGAAATCATAACACAATATATCAACCTTTAAAAACAAAACATTCGATATATTATAACACACCCAAATAAAAAAGTCAAGAAATATTTTTTAACAAACATACTTATTTCAAAAGCAATATAAGCATGTTTGTAAAACTGTTGACAAGAGTAAAATAAAATGTTAATATGATTATGGGAAAGATACGAATATGGTAAGTAGTTGCAAATGGAAACAAAACCAGATGTAGATAATATATGAGTTAAATCAAAAGTGTACATATTGAGGCAAAGAATATATTTGAAGAGGGTTCAAATCCCTCCTTCCCAGTATATAAAATAAATTTAACGTATTATGCAAGAATTCCCCCATCTTCTTAAGTGGGGGATGAATTGCTAAATTCTTTAGTTATCATTGTTAATACATAATTGCTTACTGACCTATTTTCTTTTTTAGCTTTTTCTTCTAATTGCGTTTTTAGATGTTTTGGAATTATTACTTGTATTATTGAATTATCTTTTGATATTGACATAAAATCACCTCCTATTTATATAATAACAGTTATTTTATGTATTGACAATAGTTATATAACTATTATATAATATAGCTAAGAGGTGATAATAAATGCTAGTAGCTTATAAATACAGAATATACCCAAATAAAGAACAGCAAATATACTTAGCTAAAACATTTGGGTGCACAAGGTTTATATATAATAGGATGTTGGGAGATAAGATTGAACACTATAAAAGCACTAAAGAAAGCTTGAAAAATACACCTGCACAATATAAAAAAGATTTTGAATGGCTAAAGGAAGTTGATAGTTTAGCTTTAGCTAATGCACAAATAAATCTTGATAAAGCTTATAAGAATTTTTTCAGGGATAAATCAGTTGGATTTCCTAAGTTCAAAAGCAAAAAGACTAATTATTTTAGTTATACAACTAATAATCAAAAAGGAACAATTTATTTTTATAAAAATTATGTAAAAGTACCTAAATTAAAATCTATGATTAGGATTAAGCAACACAGATTATTTGATGGGATTATAAAAAGTTGTACTGTCTCTCAAGTACCAAGTGGGAAATATTATATATCTGTATTAGTAGATACATTAGATATAAAGCAGTTAAAAGAAACTGATAGCAAGGTAGGTATTGACTTAGGAATTAAGGATTTTGCTATTTGCAGTAATGGAGTTGTATATAATAATCCAAAACATTTGAGAAAGTCTGAAAATAGACTTCACAAATTACAAAAAGACTTATCAAGAAAGGTAAAAGGAAGTAATAACAGGGATAAAGCAAGATTGAAAGTTTGTAAATTGCATGAAAAAATAGCTAATCAAAGAAAAGATTTTCTTCAAAAAACATCTACGATAATTATAAACGAAAACCAAGTTATAGTTATTGAAGATTTGAGAGTATCAAACATGATTAAGAACCATAAACTTGCAAAAGCTATAGCAGAAGTTAGTTGGTCAGAGTTTAGAAGAATGTTAGAATATAAAGCCAAATGGTATGGTAGAGAAATAATAATAGCACCTTCTAACTATGCAAGCAGTCAATTATGTTCTGAATGTGGATATAAAAACAAAGAAGTGAAAAATCTAGCACTTAGAGAATGGATATGTCCTGAATGTAATTCTAAGCACGATAGAGACCTAAATGCTAGTAAAAACCTACTGAAATTAGCTATATAATTTTGGTATTATCGAGGTTGGTATAACCTTTTGAGCTTGGGTAAACTTGTCGGGTTACCGATATTGACCAAGAAGCTCCCACTTCTAAATGTTAATGAAAGTGGTGAGTAGTTCACATATGTAGATAAATTACCTAAACTAACAAAAGATTTGGGAGTTGAATCAATTATAAGAATGTTTCAAATAGGAAGAACTATAAAACAAGGAAAGGATAAATAGAAATGAAAGAAACGGCAATAAATTGGGATAATGAAAGCAAAGAAGTAATAATTTCTACATCTGAAAATCACATAAAAGACAAATTGGATAAACTGTGTTTAGAATTTCCAGAACATTATAAATTTACAAATGGTGATGAAACTTATAAAAACTATATTTGTTTTAGTAAAAAACTAATAAAATTTAGTAAACCAAGAATATTATCTGAAGAACAAAAGGAAATAGTAATAAATAGATTTAAAAGTTCCAGAGATAAGGGGTAAAAACTTTAAATAACGAGTTTAAATACTTTTTACTCATATTTATACTAAAACAATTCAAGTTGGTTATTTTAAAAAATATAATCCATAGAATAAGGAGGAAATAAAATGGTAAATAAATATAAAATAGAAATTGTTACAAATAATATGCAAAATTCGCCATATTTTAATTCTGATAATTTTGAAGAGATAATAGAATTGTATAATGATATTAAATGTGAAATTTATAAATCCAAAGTTCAAACATTAACAATAGGTAGTATAATATTTATTAAAGCTAATATTTGTTTTGTTCATGTGGAAAAACTTATTAAAGACAAATATGTTACAATAGATTTAGAAAAAGAGATTGAAGATATTAAAGCTTATAATAAAGAAAAATCGGATATCCTTACAATAGAAGATGAATAAAAATATAGATATTAATGATGTGCATCCGTTTATATGTTATAATCATAATGATATAATAAGTTTATGTGAGCAACTAAAATTAAATATGACAAATCTTACTTTAGATGAAATTTTAAAACACATTGATCTAATCTATGATAGAGCAAAATGTGCAAAAAGACAAGGAATAAAAATGGAAAACAGGTTAAAGAAATATAGAACTGCAATACAAAGATTAGGATTTGTTAGAGAAGATTAGTTTTAAACTCTCTGTAGAATAAGGACAAAATACACCTAGAATTGATTGTAAATTATTTTAGGTGTATTTATCTTTTAAACGTAGAATACCCCCATCTTCTTTAAGTGGGGGATGAATACGAAATATTATCTTGGATTAACTTAACAATATAATTGCTAACTGAACGATTATCTTCTTTTGCTTTTTGCTCCAATTGTATTTTTAAATCTTTAGGAATAGTAACTTGAATTCTTGTATTATCTTTTTTAACTGCCATAATTATCACCTCACTATAATAATAACATATAGTTATAGTGTTGACAAGTAGATATAATAGTGGTACACTTATTATATTGAAAGGTGGTGAGTAGTTCACGTGTTTAAATTTACAATGTCTTAAAATGAATTTTTACCCCTATAAATAATATTAAAAAAACATTTGACAAATCGTATAGTTTATTGTATAATTAAAAAGAGTTAAAAAAGAAAAGGAGGGTAAATTTTATGTTAATGGGAATTTATTTAGGAATTTATTTAATTAGTTATATTAATATAATTATTTTTATAATTCAATATAAGGGTGCTATGTATAAAACATGGAATGATTTTTTTAGTATAACTAAAACTTGTTTTTCAGCTATATTATTATGTGTTTTATTCTTAGTATTTACGCCATATTTAATAGTGGGATTAACTTATATTATAATGGCAAAAGATATTATTGAATTAAAAAAGAGAGGTGGTTAATTTGGAGTGTTGGGAATTGTTGGGATTTATATTAGGAATTCCTTTTTTGATATTTTTAATTAAAGAAAGGATGAAAGAAAAAAAGAAAGGAGAAAAAACATTAAATAATTTAAATCAAAGAACATTAGTTTGTGATACTGATGTAAAAAAAATGCTTAAATCAACTAATGAAATGATTATAAAGAGTAAAAATTTTAGAAATGGAGTAAGATAATGAGAATAAGTAAAGAAATAAAAGATTTATTGTTAAGAAACAAATATTTAGCAAAAAATGGAGTAAAAAGAATTATTCAAAAGAACGATCATTTACTTTTAACTGGCGACATAATTCCATTATATTTTAGCCTAGATACACTAGAAATAGAATTATACACCACAAGAGTGCAAAAAAGACAAATTAATTCATTAACTTTAAAAAAATTGTTTACGATAGAATATATAATTAGAAAAAGAATTAAAAAAGAACAATTAAATGTAGCATAATAGTAATAAACAAAAGATAAAATAAGGAGTGATTATATTGAAGGTTGCAGTAATTATTTTTTTAGTCATTATTTTATTTGCTTGGTTGGGTCGTAAAAAACCCAATAATGAGGAAACTTTAGAAAAAGAAAAACAAGAGAACAAAGCAGATGAAAAAAGAAGTAGTTATAATCAACAATATAACTATAATGACGATTATAACTCTGAATATCCTAAAGTTGTTAAAGGTAGACGAAAAGGTGATGAAGGTAAGTTAATATTAATTAAACGTCAAGGTGAAAAAGGGCAAGTGATTTACGGACAAAGAGAAAGTGATTATGTGAGACCAAATTCAAATTATGGAAGGAGAAGTGATGATTGACATGGAAAGTAATGACATATTTATTACTAATTTAAAAATAACAGAAAAGGAGAATAATATTTTACAAAGACCTGTTGTTTTTAATAAGAGAGATCATGTTTGGTTGTTGAAATATATAAAACAAGTAAAAGGATTTAGTAAAACAACAAGGTTGTTGTGGGAATACGCATTTAAATATTTAATTCAAGAAGATGTTCCGTTGAGTGAAACATTGATGGAATTAAATCATAAGAAGGTGTTAAAATGATTTCTTGGAAAGAAAATGTGAAAAACAAAAAGTTTGTTATAATAAAAGAAATAGAAAAAACTAAAGACTATCTTTTAGTTGAATATATTGAAGTAAATGGAATTGTATCGAATTATGCAATAATAGTGAATGATAAAATAGTATATTTAACTATTCCAAATATTGGTGATGACATTTCTTGCTATTTAAATGTTGTTAAAAATACTATACAAGCGTTGCAAGAAGAATCAGATAACACAAAAGAAATTAACGATTTTTTTGAACAATGTTGGAAGGAATATCCAAAAGAAGCTCAAAAAGGAAAATCTACAGTAAAATTAGCTGCAAGAAAAAGATTATTGAAAGTAGGATTCGAAAAAATAAAATCAGCTATTAATGAATATAAAAAGGATAAAGATTTAGAAGTAAATGGTGGTTATAAAAAATATATGCAAGGTAGTACTTTTTTTAATAACAGATATAAAGAATTTATAAATGATTTAGTTGAAGAAAATATTGTTTCTAAACAACAAGTTAATAAAATAAGATTTGTTGAAAATGAATTATAAGGAGGGTAATATGTTTATAAAAAGCGATATTGTAAAAAAAAGCAAATATATTATTTTAACTGATAGCGAAAGTATTTATGATCAGTTGAAAGAAGAAAATATTAGTAATATTGCTTTTTATGAGGATATTAATTTTGAAAGCACTCATAAAAATGCCATTGAAAAGAGAATAAAAGTGGTTGTAATTAATAATAAAGATCATTATAAATTATTACAAGAATTTTTAAAAGAAAAAGTTATTTTCTTAAAATTGTCAGAAAAAAGAAAATATTACAATCAAGTGATGGGAATATTATATGATAATATTAATTTAATAAATATTTCTCAGTACAACAAAAAATACAAACCAAAACCTATATATATTCCTACAGGCTTTCCTACAATTGATTATTCTTTAAATGATTTACAAACAGGAAACTTTTATTTAGTTACAGGTAGAACAGGGCATGGTAAATCTGCGTTTGTAGATTTAATACAAATAAATGCAATTGAGAATCAGGTTAAAACTTTAGTATTAGATGGGGAACATCAAAGAGGGGAAAAAATAGACAATTATAGATTGAAATTATTAGGACGATATGAGAATTGTATAAAAAAAGAAAAAGAAAACAAAAGAGAGATATTGAAGGTTAATGAATTAGGTGAGAAGATATTAAAATTATGGGAAGAAGATAATTTGTTTTTATATAGTAGTATTTATGAAAAAAAGAAAAAAACAAGAACTGAATTATTTGAGATCATAATGAATTTAATAATATTAGAAGGTATTAATTTAATAATATTTGATAATATAATGAGTTTAAATGTTATAGACAATCAGGATAAAAATGAAGCTCAAAAAGACTTTGTAGAAAACTGTAGAGTATTGGCTAAAAACTTAGGTGTATGTGTTGTTTTAGTTGCACATCCAAGAAAGCCATCTAAAGGTGAAGTTTCAAGTGAATACGATATATCGGGTAGTAGCGATATTCCTAATTCAGGAGATGTAATTATTGAAATATCTAAATCAACAGAAGAAGAGAAAATAGTAAACAACAACATACATGGTCATATAAGAATTAATAAAAATAGACAATTTTCTGAGTTTCCAATAGCAGATACTTATTATGACCCACAAACCAAGTGTTTATTTGAGATTAAAGGTAATGATGTAATAATAAATAAATTAACAAGGTTAAATGATATAATTAAATTATCTGGAGTAGAATTAAGTAATAAAGATTTTGATATAAAAAATACTAAGTTACCATTTTGAGGGATAAAATATGAACAAAATAAAAGTAATTATAATTTTTTTTATAATTTTAATAATAACTGGATTTTTTATAGGAAGGTATTATTATATCATACTTGGTAGTTATCTTAACCATATTTTATAATTTTTTGAAATATTTATCAAAAAAATATTGACAATGTTATTTTTATATAATATAATATAATTAAGGGTATTCATATCCTGTTGTATTATATTTTTATGGAGGAAAAAGTGAATTTAGATAAAATTGTAATTAAATTTGATTTTACAAGAATCAAAAACGATAACTATATTTATCGTGAAATATTTTATAAAGAAATTACTAAAGAAAATAAACAAGAATTTAAAAAAATATATAATATAAATAAAAAAAATTATATTATTGATCAAGTATTTATTCTTTCAACTAAGGATAAACAAGAATTTATAAATGAAATTCTTAATAAAATCTCTTTTTTTAATTTAGATAATTGGTTAGATATGGGAATAAAAACCCAAAAAGATTATTGTCAACAAGAATATTTACTAGATGAATTAAATACTTTTTATTTATCTGGTTATGAAAATGAAGAATATCCAATAGTAGACTTGTATAAATTTAGACCAATTAAAAAATTAACAATTTTCAAAACTGAAATGATTGGTTATAAGAAAAAGCAATTATCATGTATAATTGTTAATTTAAATGAAAAAAATATTGATTGTCTAGAAAAAGAAACATATGATTTATTTGTGTCAAATTATAATAGTGGTATTACTAAAATATCTAAAAAATTTAGTAAAATCGATTGGCAAAAAATAAAATTAAGTAAACAGCAAAAAACAATTCTTGGATTAATTATGAAAGGATTTAAAACAAACGATATAGCTAGTTTTTGTAATTGTAAACCACAAAGTGTTCGAAATCAAATTAAAAGAGTAAAAAGTAAAATACCAAATATTACAAATAATGATATTAACTTTATACAATTATTGCAAAAAATTATTAATCATATGGATAAACAAAATAATGATTTTTCACGATATATTAGATATTATTTTAAAAAAATAAAACAATTTAATTTTGATATAGATGTGTTTTTAAATATTTGTGATAAAAATTTAGATAAAATTGAAAATAGGAAATTATATGGGGCTTTAAAATGGGATTATAAAATAGGAATTGAATTATTTTGTAAAATACGTAATAATATAGAAGCTTATATTGGTCAATAACTCACCACTTTAGAAGTGGGAGCTTGTAAAAGCTTGATTGACTAGACTTAGTTTTAACTACGTTATGCAAGAATATATAGTTACCTGTAAATATTTATCCAAGTTTGCAGCTCTAAGGTTAATGATTAAATAGTTCTGAGAGTAGGAATAGTGTTGTTAACAAAAACCTTGCAATAACATTGTCTATGGATACATAACTCTAACATATAGGAGGATATATAATCGTGGTATATGTATTAAGTATTGATAATAAACCATTAATGCCTTGCGCAAAAGCAAAAGCAAGAAAATTACTAAAGGGTAAAAAGGCTAAAATAGTAAAATATGAACCATTTACAATTAAATTAACTTTTAAATGCGAAAATAAAACACAAGATATAATTCTTGGTGTTGATGCCGGAAGTAAAGTAATAGGATTGTCTGCAACAACAGATAAGAAAGAATTGATTTCTATTGAACTTGAATTAAGGAATGATATTGTAGATTTATTATCAACTAGAAGACAATCCAGAAGAACTAGAAGGAATAGACTAAGATATAGGAAATCTAGATTTTTGAATAGATCAAAACCAAAAGGATGGTTAGCTCCATCAATACAACATAAAATTAATACACATTTAGATATAGTTAATAATATACATCAATTTTTACCTATAACAAAAATTATAGTTGAAACAGCTTCATTTGATATACAGAAGATAAAAAATCCTAATATTTCAGGAAAAGAATATCAGGAAGGAAATCAACTAGATTTTTGGAATGTTAGGGAATATGTATTGTTTAGAGATAGCCATAAGTGTCAAGGTAAAAAAGGATGTAAAGAAAAAATACTTAATGTTCATCATATTGAATCAAGAAAAATAGGTGGAGATAGTCCTAGTAATTTAATTACACTATGCGAATCTTGCCATTCAGATTATCACAAAGGAAAGCTTAATAAAGAATTTAAGCGTGGTAAATCTTTCAGGTATTCAGCATTTATGGGAGTTATGAGATGGGCTTTTTATAATAAACTTAAAGAATTATATTCAAACGTTAATATGACTTTTGGATATATTACTAAAAATACAAGGATTATAAATAATTTATCTAAAGAACATAGAATTGACGCATTATGTATCACTAGAAATATTGTAGAAAGATGTAAAGAATATTTTTATATTAAGAAAACAAGATGTCATAATAGGCAGATACATAAAGCTAATATATTAAAAGGTGGAAAAAAGAAAAGCAATCAAGCTTCTTATCTAGTCAAAGGGTTTAGACTATTTGATAAAGTAGAATATCTGAAAGAAAAATACTTTATATTTGGAAGAAGAAATTCAGGATTCTTTGATATTAGAAAACTTGATGGAACTAAAGTTAATAAAGGAAGTATAAGTTATAAAAAACTAAATTTTATAGAAACAAGAAGAACTGATTTATTAGAAAGGAGAATGCAAGGAGTGGCGTTGTAGATTGCAATTCCTCTCCGACTTTAGAAGTTGGAGTATCCTTGCAATCAAGTTGATGAAAATTATATGTATTGCTGGGAATGCAGAGGTATCAGATGCACATTATGGTGTAACTCATCATGGATGGAAACTTATTAAGGAAAATATTTCTTATGATGATGTTATTAAAGCAAGAGATAATTTAAATATTAAAATTGTAAGTATTTAGTATAATATTATAAAATTTATATTTATAAAAAGTTGGTTTTATTGAATATTGATTTTATATTTTATTTGTGATAAGATTATGTTATTAAATTTTAAAGGAGAGTTTTTATGAGAGAATATGTTATTATATGTAATAGATATAAAGGTATTTCTGGTAGTTTATTATTTTGGGGTAGTAAAACAAAAGATAATGAAAAGAGAAGTTTTGGTGGATATACTTCTGATTTTG